TTGCAATGACAGACAAGACTATTTCTAATGCAAGAAATATGGTTATTAAATTTACTGGAACTTTAACAACAGCTTCAACTGTAACTATTCCAGATTCAATTGAAAAATTTTATATTTTTGATTTATCCGCAGTTGTTGGAGTAACAAACTTAACTATTAAAACTGTAAGCGGTACAGGATTCACAGCAGGCGAAGCTAAAATTGTAGCAGCTTACTCTGATGGTACAAACTTAAATGAGATTGCACTTAACACTTTAGGTGGAACAATCGGTACTGCTCAAATTGATGATAATTCAATTACAGCTGCAAAAATTTCTAACAACGCAGTAACTACAAATAAAATTTTAGCATCTAATGTTACTACAAATAAATTAGCAGCTTCAGCTGTTACTGCAAACAATATTGCAAACTCAACAATCACTCAAGCAAAATTAGCAACAGACTCTGTTGGCCCTGATCAATTAATTTCAACAGGTGTTACAGCAGGTGCTTATACAACAGCATCAATTACAGTAGACGCTGACGGAAGAATTACAGCTGCATCTTCAGGAGTAGCTGGATCTAAACCTTATATTTACACAGACGGAGCATATGGTCTTAGCACTGGGCAAGGTCCTTTTACTTTTACTGCTCAACCAACTACTACAAATTTAGCACTTTACTTAGTTGGTGGTGGCGGAGGAGGAGGTGCGGGCCCTGTTCAAGGCTCAAACGGAGGTGTGGGCGGTTTTGGGTATTTTTCTATTCCAGTCTCAGCACCTTATAGTCAACCTTTTACTGTTGGTGGTGAAGGACCTGGTGCCGTTACATATGGTGCTGGTACTGCGGGAGGAAACACTACATTTGGATCTCCAGTCGTTGCAACAGCTACGGGAGGCAGTGGCGGATCTTCTAATAGTCCACTTAATGGTGCTTCTGGTACAGCACCAGGTGCTACAGTAGATCTTAGTATTGCAATAACACCAGGAATTCCAATAGATGATCAGTCTAAGTTAGCAACACGAAGACTTATGGCTTTCTTTAGTGCCCGAAGAGGTCAATATGTTGTTCCGACTTCTGCTACTCAAGGACCACAATTTGCTACTACTGGCATAGGGGGGGTAGGGACTAATGTTCCTAATACAGCTGCTAGTGGTATGCCTGGTACTATTCAAATTTATGAAAATATAGGAGATTAAAAATGGCTTTATTAATATTAAATCAAAGAAACGATCTAGTTAAATTAGCTGAAAATGAAGATGATGCTAATTATCTTATTGGAAATTTATCTCACTATAAATCATTTAATGGAGTAATTCAAATTTCAAACGAAGATTTTATTGATTTAAAATTTACTAATAAACTTTATCAAAGTTATGATGGTTCTACAGTTATTTATAAAACTGACTTACCAAACAAAATACAAATTATAGAAAGCAAAGAATGGTTTGATAAATTCATAAATAGTTATATTGAAATTTATGATAAGTTTTTAAATAATAATAAAAAAGAACATTCATTTAGAACAAAAGTGCTAAATGCTAAAGAAGCTTTGTCTAATATAGACACATCTTCTTTAAATTACCCTACTCAATTTGATGCTTTAACATATCTAAAAGATAACAACATTTCTTTTGTTGCCTATCTTCAATTGTAAGTTTACAGATTAATAAATATATAGTATACCTATCTAATGTTTTTAAAAAATTGGATAAGGGAATATGATAACGTACTTCCTATAACTGCTGTATCAAAATTATTAAAAGTTCTTAATAAAAAATATGATGAATATGAAGATGCTGCTGTTGTTGGCAATAAGCCTGATGGTGAAGTAAATAAAAAAATAAGAGACGTAAAAAAAATCCAATTTAATTGGGATCCATATAATTCGCTTACTTTGACACATTGGAACAATTTTTTAAAATTTATTATAGAAAGTTGTGCAAAAGATTATATAAGAAATTTTCCTTTTGCTGCAAAAGAAATACAGGTGAGTCAATTGGAAGCTTTAAGATATGAAAAAAATGGGCACTATGTTTTACATGCAGATACAGGTCATAGATCAACAAATTATAGAGTATTAAGTTGTTCTTTATTACTAAATAACGACTATGAGGGAGGGGAGCTTGTTTTTGATTTAAAAGAAAAAGAATTATTTAAAGTAAAAACAGCCCCTGCAAAAATAATAATGTGGCCTAGTAACTTTATGTTTCCTCACACTGTCATGCCTGTTACTAAAGGTGTTAGACATTCAATTGTATCTTGGTTATGGTAGAAAAATATATAGTTGTAAAAAATATATTAACAAAAGAAGAATTAGATTTATTAAAATCTTATTCAAGAATAAAACACAAAATTAATTTTGATAATTTTGATTTTGGCCAAAGTGATACTTGTGATACAATGTTTTACGGAGATCCTGTAATGGAAGCCTTGTTATTACAAAAACAAAAAATATTAGAATCAAAAACAAATTTAAAGTTATTGCCTACATATGCTTACTGGCGAATGTATACTAGTTTTGCAGATTTAAAAAAACACAAAGACAGACCTTCTTGTGAAATAAGTGTAACTATACAATTAGGCTCAGATGGAACTCCTTGGCCTATATATATGGAAGATAAATCTATCTTACTTGAAGATGGGGATGGCGTGATATATAAAGGATGTGAAATAGAACATTCAAGAGAAGAATTTCAAGGAGATTGGCATAGTCAAGTTTTCTTGCACTACGTTGATAAAAATGGTAAAAATACTGAGTGGGTTAAAGATAAAAGACCTTATTGGGGATTACCACCTTATTGGGGATTACCAAATTATGGAAATTAGACAAAATAAAAAAGACGGTTCAGCTGATATAATATTTTCTTGGAAAGAAATATGGATATTAATTAAATATCGAAAATTACATCTGACAGCAACAGGACTTAAACATTTTGGAAACGCTTTTATTAAAATAGTCGCTGATTGGCAAACAAACTTTGGAGAAAAAACTAAAAGAGAATTAACTTATATCGATAAAAAATATAAGTAAATGAAAAATTTTTATTTTTTGTGTGCTCTTCCTAGATCAGGAGCTACTCTTTTAAGTTCTATTGTAAATCAAAGCAATCAAATAAAAGTATCACCAAATAGTGTAATTTTGGATATATTAAGTTTTTTAATTAAAATTAAAACTGAAGAAAAATTTTTAAATTTTCCATATCATCGAGGAATTGATTTAATAATTGCTAATGTTTTTAATTTATACTACAGCGGTATAAAAGAAAAAAATATATTAGATAAAGCCCCTTGGGGAGAGCCGTATGTTTTTGAATTGTTAAAACAAATATTTACAAAAAGAAAATTTATTATTTTAATCCGTCCTATTCTTGAGTGTTTAGCCTCTTTCATACGTGCGGAAAAACCAAAAAACATAGAAGAAAGATGTGACATATTAATGTCACATAATGGTATGTTAGGCAGTAATATATTATCAATTCAAAATTTAATTAAACAAAAAGAAGATTATATAATAATAACATATGATGACTTTATAAAAGATACTCAAAAAAACATTAATAAAATATTTAATTTTTTAAATTTACAAGAAGAAAAATTTAATTTAAATAATTTTTTTCAATATTCAATGGATAACACAAATTACGATGACGAAAAATTAAAGTACAAGGGTTCTTTACATAAGCTTAGAACTAATGTAATAGAAAAAAATAAATATAACGTTGAGGACTATTTACCACAAAGTGTTATTGATAAATACGGACATATAAAAATATGAATATATTAATATTTGGATTACCTGGGTCAGGCAAAAGTACGTTTGCTAAGAAATTAATAGGTGAGAAAAAGATTGCTTATTTCAATGCAGATGAAGTTAGAAAGATGTTTAATGATTGGGACTTTACTGAAACAGGTAGAATTCGACAGGCACAAAGAATGATAGGATTAACTGCGTATGCTCAAGGACATTGTGTAGTAGATTTTGTTTGTCCTTATAATTCTTGGCGAGATGATTATGATATCAAAATTTGGATGAATACAATACAAGAAGGACGTTTTGAAAATACTAACAAAATTTTTGAAAAGCCAACTAAAGTTGATTATGAAATAAAAAATTTTGATTATGACCATATTATCACAGATATTAAACAAAAAGCTAAAAATTTTTTCTAATTTTATAAATGACCAAGAGTGTGAAGAATTAAATACTTGGATTTTAGAAAACAAAGATAAATCTTTTTTTAAAAATGCAAATATGGATGGTAATAGAATAACAACACGTTATTCTAATGAAGATCAAATTATTTATCCTCAAACAGCTTTTGAAATAAAAAATAAAATTATTTGTAAATTAAATTTACAAAATTATAAAAAACCACCCTTCCCATATGGAATGGTTGCTAGTTGTGCTTTTGCTGGAGATACTTGTTATGAACACAAAGACCCTATATGGTATAAAGGCTACACTACTTTACATTGTAATATTAAATTAAGTGATTCCATTGGAGGAGAGGTAACTATAGAAAATCAAATAGTTAAAATAAAAAAGAAAGATTTATGGGTTTACGAAGTATCTAAGATCAATCATGGCAGTAATAAAGTTAAAGAAGGTATACCAAGAACTATGTGGGTTTTTGGTTTTTGTATAAATGAAATTAAATGAATCTATAAATACAGATGAAGTTGCTAAATTAGTAAAGGATAATAATATTATTGGTATATTTCAGGGTAGGTCTGAATCAGGCCCACGAGCTTTAGGTAACAGATCCTTTATCTTAAATCCTTGTATAGAATCTAATAAAGATAAAATGAATTTATTTAAAGGCAGAGAACTTTTTAGACCTTTGGCTGCCTCTGTTTTAGAACAACACGCAGAAGAATGGTTTCATATGTTAAATATAAAAAAATCACCTTATATGACTTTTTCATTTAAAGTGAGGGAAAATAAAAAAAATTTAATACCAGCAGTAGTTCATTGTGATAATAGTTGTAGAATTCAAACAGTAAATAAAAAAGAAAATCTATATTTTTATGAATTAATAAATCATTTTTATAAACTTACTTCTATCCCAATGGTTTTAAATACTTCTTTCAATTTAGCAGGCGATCCACTAGTAGAAACAGTTGAAGATGCATTAAATACTTTTGATAAAAGTAATTTAAATTATTTGTATTTTCCAGAACTTAAAATTTTATTGTCTAAATGATAACCGTAGGTATTAGTAAAGCTCAACACGATGCTTCTTTGTGTATATTAGAAAATGAAACAATAAAACTATTTACTCAAGTAGAAAGATTAAATAGAGAAAAACATTCTTCCAAATTAGATAAAGAATTAATTTTATGTTTAAAAAATAATGTTAAAAAAATAGATCATCTAATTTTATGCAATATTATAAATGAAAAACATTTCATAGAAGAATTAATAAAAAATAAAATAACTATAGACAAAATTTACATTGATAACTTAAACCATCATTTGTTTCACGCTGCATCTGCTTTTTACACTTCTGGATTTGAAGAAGCTATTTGTTTAGTAATTGATGGTTGGGGTTCAAATTTTCAGATAGAGGACACATTACTATATGAAACGACTTCTATATTTAAAGCATCTTATCCAAATAACTTTGTACCTATATATAAAAATTTAAATTATGACCCTGATAGATTTAAAAAAATAAATAAAACTAAATTAAAAAATAAAAATAAATTTCATTTAAATATTTCACATAGAATAGATATAGGAGTTATGTATGGAACAATATCTAGATTTTTAAATTTTTCTTACTTGGACGCAGGTAAAACTATGGGTTTATCTTCTTATGGAGAAACAGATGAAACATTACCAAATATTTTATTAGAAAACAATTTAACAAATATGAATTTATTTAAAAATGATAGATCGCTTGATACAGAGTGCTACCCTCAATTAAAAAATTTAAATTTTAAACAAAAAGCTAATTTAGCTTTTGCTGTACAAAAAGCTTTAGAAAAAATATTTTTAAATTTAATAAAATATATATACAATATATATGGTAATACAAATGTTGTTATTTCTGGAGGTTGTGCTCTTAATATACTTGGTAATAGTGTAATAAAAGAAAAATACCCTAATTTAAATTTATTTGTAGACCCTATTGCTTCAGATGCCTGTCAATCTTTGGGTGCAGCTTTAAATTTTTATTATGGTTTAACAAAAAATAAAAAACCTTTTAAAATAAATACTATGTTTTTAGGACCAAGTTATGATATAAAAGACATTACTAAAACTATAAAAAAATATATTAATGATAGATTATAATAAACCAACAGCGATGATGTTAGGAAGATGGCAACCTTGGCATAAAGGTCATCAAGAGTTATTTAAAAAAGCATTAGAAAGAACAGGTCAAGTCATTATTATGATTAGAGATATGCCTACTTCTAAAGATAATCCTTTTGATGTTGAACAAGTTAAAAAAAATATTAATGAAGCATTAATTGATTATATTGATCAATATGAAATCATAGTTGTACCTAATATAACTAATATCTGTTATGGTAGAGGTGTTGGTTATAAAATAGAAGAGATAGAACTTTCAAAAGAAATACAAGAAATTTCAGCAACTAAAATAAGAGCTAAATTACTAAATAACTAATCTATATTTAATAAGTCTATAATGGTATAATAAGGCTATGCCATTAACAAAAGTACAAATAAGACCAGGATTTAATAAACAAGCTACAGAATCTGATGCTATGGGCCAATGGGTCGATGGTGATTTTGTTAGATTTAGATATGGTCAACCTGAAAAAATAGGAGGTTGGAAAAGCCTAGTTTCTGGTAATTATGCATCTATAGTAGGTGCTGCTAGAGATCAACACGTATGGTCTGACTTATCTGGTAAAAAATATTCTGCACTTGGCACAGATAAGTTATTAGTTATTTATTATGAAGGTGCTTTTTACGATATCACACCTTTACAAACAGACAATTTCTCTACAGGTGCAAACATAACAACGACCAACGGATCAACAACAGTAACCATTACAACGACAAGTAACCACAATGTATTAGTAGGGGATATAGTTACTTTTGCAAACGCAGGTTCTTTTACTTCACCTGATACAGATTACACAGCGACAGATTTTGATGATGTATTGTTTGAAGTTAAAACAGTACCTAATGCAGCTACCTTTACTATTCAAATGCCAACAGCGGAGACAGGAACAGGAGCAACGGCTGATGGAACTTTAGACGTACATCCATATCAACCTATTGGACCTTTGAATCAAACTTATGGTTATGGTTGGGGAACATCTACTTTTGGTGGAGCTTCTGGAGTCCTCACAACTTTAAATGGAGCATTGCTAGATGATCCTAATGGAACAGGCGGTACAGGAACAGATATAACTTTAACTTCTACTACTGGTTTTCCTACAAACGGAACTATAAAAGTAGGAGCAGAATTTATTTCTTATAATGGTATTACTGGAAATAATTTAAATAACATCACCAGAGATGTTGCGGGAACAAGGTCAGCTCATTCTAGTGGAGCTTCAGTAGAATTTTATATAGCCTGGGGACAAAATTCAACAACTTCTACTGTTACGCTAGATCCAGCAAATTGGTCTTTAGATAATTGGGGAGAAATTTTAATTGCAACAATACATAACGGT